CAAAGCCAGCTTCTATTGCACATTGTGTTGCTGTCTTTCTACCTTCTTCACATACCAGTAAATTAGCAAATTTAACCTGTGCTTCTGTTAATTTTTTAGGTAATCCCATACTTGCTTTTTACTACAACTTTGACTATAAAGCAAATAGAGTTATATGAATGGTTTATTGTTAAGACAGATATTAGATAAGATGCTGAAGGGTGAGGTGGCTAAGTCTGCTAGAGTTCAGGTAGCTTTACCTGATGGTAAATTTTATGACATTACCTCTTTACAATTAATGGAAAATAAATTAATTGGAGTTCGAGAATCACATAGACTCGTCTTTACAGTCCAAGCAGAATCCTGGAATATGGGTAAAATTTTGAAGAAGATTGACTAGCCTGTCATAGTGAAATCAGAAACAAAATTTTGGCATGAAGTTAAAAGAAAAATTAATAAAATATCTTGGATTAGAATTGAAAACCTTAGTGTTCCCGGTACTCCTGATCTATTGGGCTATAATAATTCTGGCCACTTTTTCACAGTAGAACTAAAATATACAAAGAATAACAAAGTAAGATTTTCTCCACATCAAATTGCTTTTCATGTGAAGCATCCTGAGAATACTTTTATCTTAGTTTTCGATGCCTGTCTCAAGGTCCCAAAACTTTATGAGGGAAAAAGAATCAAGGAGCTTGCTGCTTGCGGCTTGCTGCTTGAACCTTGCGTTATTGGCTATGATGCTTGCTGCTTGAAGCTTTATAATCTGAGTTGTTGTAGTTCTTGATGCTTGACGCTTGCTGCTTCCTTAGCTCTATGGGATTTATGCTTGCTGCTCTAACCGGATAACCATTTTCCTTGCACCATTCATTATGAATCTTCTCTGCTACTTTGCTCTGTCTCCACTCTTTTCTCATTTGTTTTCTCCTTGCTGCTTGACGCTTGACGCTTGCTGCTTGACGCTTCTGGGTCCTGATCAGATGCAGGTCTACTCGCGCGTAGTTCTTTATAATACTTTGGATGTTTAAAAGTAAAAGTCATTTTAATGTTTTGGATAACTAACATTTTTTTCTTCACGGTTCCAGCAAGATCTACAATCTTTGCATTGATTGCCCTGCCTGGTGGCCGGGCAGCTGTGCTTACCATCGGTAATAACCGTTGATGTCCAGGGCCAAAATTTGACCGCAGCTTGATCAATCATATGTGATGAAAATCTTATAATTAAATTAGCTGGTACTTCTTCAGGTTTAACCTGTTTAATAATTTGAGCTTCTCTAGTTGGTAACCAGTGTTTTGTTTCGGGTGTAGCTCTACAGACTTTAAATATATTTAATAAATGATCTAAGCTTTGAATATCCCCGCTGTCGTGCCATCTAAAAAATTTTTCTTTTTTAACTAATGTTGTCATTGCTTCAACCCATTGCGGATGATTGATAGCTGTTAACCTGCGGTCTAGAGCTTGTTGTACATTCGAAAATCTATACCTGCCTTTTAATGCATAACAGCCATGGCAAACACTGCCCGGAATCTTAACAAGTTTTGCTCCAGTTACGCAGGCCTTAGCTGGTAAATTAAAAGCGTGTCCAGGCATCTTGCCTGGCTTTGATAAACCCCCTGTAATTTGTTTTGCTGTTTTTACTTTCAAGCGACCTCCTTTGTTGTTACAGCGACTGAGTCAACCACAGTTACGCCAGCCTCTGTTTCGATCCAAACTTTGGCACCGCAGCTTAGAGGCTTGTCAGGGCTATAGACAATTGTGCAGGGCCCGTTAACTATAGTCTCGTGGCCGTAGTCATTAGTCTTGTAAGTTTTTACAGTAATGACAGGTTCACGTTTTCCGCTCTTCGCATTACTTCTAATTACATGTTGATTTATGTGTATATATTTTTTCATTTTTTTTTCCTTTCTGTTGTGCCTGGCGTGCTGTACTGGGACGTCCACTTATGTACAAGTCTCCGGGCCTCATCTAGTTTCAGTTGCCACCCGCCAGGTCTTATTACCCTTATAACAGGATAATCCTATATGTCAAGCGCTTGATGCTTGACGCTTGCCGCTTGACGCTTGCGGCCTTCAGTATTTTAGCCAACGCCATGACGCGTTGTAACAGGATTGCTGTATCACCTTTGACCAGATTTTAGGTGTTTGTGTGGGGACGTCTCCCGCTTTCGTGCCTAATAATCTGATCCCAGGTCCACTGAAGCCGTCCGGTCATAGTGAACCAGGGATCAGCACCCCAACGAAGACGGCCAACGAAAAGTAGCGGTGTGACGTGGGGTGCCCCCTTGATTGTTACAGCTGTGGACACGGCATTAAATGTAGTTTCCTACTTGCCCAGTATTATTCAGCATTCTTCCTGTATTTTTCTTCCATATAACAATTCTCCTATATAATCCTATTGACAGGAATTGTCAATAGTGTATAAAAAAAATAATTAACGAAAGGAAAAAAATATGAAAATGACTAAATATCAACTTGAACACTTTAAACGAAAAGTGGACAGACAGTTTGACCCTTTAATTGATGAACAAGAATTATTGGTTAAACAATATAAAACTGAGGCAACTGATAAAGCAGTTGATAAGTTATCTAAAAAAATTGGTGCAGATAAAATTATCAATAAATTTAGAGAAGCAGAAAAAATGTTAGAGGAAGCAAGAGCAACCGCCATGACATTTTTTGAAAAGCAAAAACCAAAAGATCAAGACTTAAATTATAAGTTTAGAAATAATGACAGATATTCTGACAGATTAGAATTATCTGATTGTGAAGATCAATTGCGAGATTGGGCTTCTGAACTTGCACAACGCGAGATCGAGAGAAGGCCAGAAGGTCTTAAACTAAAACAGCTTAAAGAGCTTAAACAAAAAGCAAGAGATATTGTTTTTGAAAGTGGAACGCCAGATGCTTTGGCAATAGCTTTGGATAATGTATCTAAAAAGATTGGTGTAAGGTGGAACCAAGATTTACAGGCATTACCAAATTTTAAACAATAACACTTGACAGGGGCTATCCTATAATATAGGATAGTCCCAATAACAGAAAGGTAAAAAATGAAAATAGGAACAAAAGTTTTAGTTGGTTGGAAGATGAAAAAATATGGCAATCAATTTAAAACTAGACAGGGTATAATTGACCAAAAGAGTGGACCATTTGAAGACAGAAATGGAAATCCATGTTTTACTTTTTTAACAAAAGATGGTTATAGGACTGCTGTTAATTATACCATTAAACCATTGAGAGGATAAAAATGACAGTACAAGATCAATCAATACAGGAAGTTCAATCTAAAAATAAAGCAGAGGAATTTGAAAAGAAAAAAGAATTAAGAAAAAAGATAATTGATTTTGCGGAGACAGGTAGTCTGCATCAATTAACAGAGATAAATTCTGAAATAAATAGATTGACAAAGCGCAGGGTTATACTGTAGGATAATCCTAATTAACGAAAGGTATAAATATGAAAACATTAAAAAAAGAGTTCTTACCAGGCGGATCAAAGCGTCAACAGTTATTAAATGACGTTCCAAAATATCTGAAGACGCCAGGCCTACAATCACACAAACACATGTTTTGTATTGAGGTGCTCAAGATGACAGAAACCGAGTATCTTGAAGCATTGAACAAAGCAACGAACGGCGGAGTTGTGGAGGCAGTATGGAACTAAAAGACAAAGTAATCACTGAACAAACTGAGTTTAAAATAATTAAAGACTCGAAGGATGAGCCAGATTTAAAAGCGGCACAAAAGTTTGTAGGTGGTATGGTGCAGGGTATCGAGTTTCCAAACGGTGACTACATGATCATGAACGAAGAAGGTAAATTGATGGGCTTACCATTAAATCCAGAAGCAACTGCTCTATGGCGTTTAACATTTACCAAAGATAAATATTTATTTGGATATGATGACTGGGTTGCCGGTCCTGCTATCCTTATAAAACATAAGGCGCTTAAGCGTTGGGCGTCTTAACCTTTCTACCTGGTACCTCAATAGAGGTACCAGGCTACGTGCAAAATTTGAACTTTCTTTTATTTTAATATACAGTTACACAACAAAGGGGTCCCTACGCTTGCACCTTTTGCCAAGTTTTGGATACTTAAAGACGTAAAATACTTTTTGGTACCATATGGAAATAGATATAGAAAAATTAAAAAAATTTGAAAAGTTACCGCCCGATGTAAAAAGACAATTAGCTTTATACATGGCTAAATGGCAAGAGAAGAAAAAGGAGTCTCAGATCAGAAATGATTTCATGGCTTTTGTAAAACACGTTTGGCCTGATTTTGTAGAAGGGTCCCATCATAAACGTGTCGCAAAAAAATTTAACGATATTGCAAATGGAAAGATAAAGCGTGTTATAATTAATATGGCACCTAGACATACTAAGTCTGAGTTTGCATCTTATCTTTTACCTGCCTGGATGGTAGGTCGTAATCCTAAACTAAAAATTATTCAATCAACTAACACAACAGAATTATCTGTAAGGTTCGGTCGTAAAGCAAAACAACTCATGGACTCTGCAGAATACAAAGAAGTATTTCAAACAAGATTAAAAGAAGATAGTCAAGCTGCTGGTAAATGGGAAACACAACAGGGCGGTGAATATTATGCTGCTGGTGTTGGATCTGCAATCACAGGAAGAGGTGCAGACCTTTTGATTATTGATGACCCACATACTGAACAAGATGCCATGAACTCTGCTGCATTGGAGAGAACATACGAGTGGTATACTTCTGGTCCACGTCAACGTCTTCAACCTGGTGGTACAATTGTAATTGTAATGACTCGTTGGAACGAAAAAGATTTAACAGGTAGATTAATATCTGCACAAAAAGAACCCAAAGCTGATCAATGGGAGGTAATAGAGTTCCCTGCGATTATGCCATCCGGCAAACCCCTGTGGCCTGAATACTGGAACTTGAAGGATTTGGAAGCTGTCAAAGCCTCGATTCCTGGTTCAAAGTGGAATGCACAATATATGCAGAACCCTACATCAGAAGAGGGAGCACTTATTAAACGTGAGTGGTGGCAAAAGTACGAAGGAGATCTTCCTAAACTAGAACATGTTATACAAAGCTATGATACAGCATTCATGAAAAAAGAATCAGCTGACTATTCTGCTATCACAACATGGGGAGTGTTTACACCTGACGAGGATAGTGGTCCATGCCTCTTGCTCCTTGATGCATTGAAAGATAGGTTCGAGTTTCCTGAACTACGTAGGATCGCGCTTGAGCAATACGGATACTGGCAACCGGAAACAGTTATCATTGAGTCTAAAGCATCAGGACTGCCTTTGACGTATGAGTTAAGGAAAATGGGTATCCCAGTAATTAACTTTACACCATCAAAAGGAAATGATAAACATACGAGAGTTAACAGTGTTTCTC